TGGCAATCATTCTATAATAGGTTTCATAGATAGAATAGATGTAGTTGGTGATAGAGTTAATATTATCGATTACAAGACAGGCAAGTGGGAAGTAACCCAAAAGGGAATAGCAGATAATCTCCAGCTTGGCATATACGCACTTGCAGTGTCTAATATAATGCCTGATAAAGAAATATACGCAGAGCTTCATTACCTAAGATCTGGTAGAAGAAAAGGCCATCTTTATACCAAGGAAGATCTTGAGAATGTAAAGATTAAATTATTATCTTTAATTAATAATATTATTGAAGACAATAACTTTACACCAACAGCTAACGTTAGAGCCTGTTCTTATTGCGACCACGCAAAGTCCGGAGCATGTGGGACTGGTGTATTCAGAAATAAGAAAGCAGCTAGGGCATAAAAAAACCCCCGCCAACAATTAAGTTAGCGGGGGTTTTTCTTTACTTATTAGAAAGCGGAATTTGAATCCAATTCAAGATCAATTCCATCGATCTCTGTGACGAGCTTAATTGCTGTCTCTTGAGCGTATGCGTATTCGTTAACCAGGATGTCAATTGACTGCTCCTTGGCTGACTGATGCATGCTGTCCAATAAGGTTCTTGTTGTTACTGTTGATGTTGTCATAGCTCTTATGCTACCATTTCCTTTGTGGTTTTGCAACTTAATAGTTGCTTGTTTTTCGGATAAATATAAAGTATAATATACTTAGTGGATATAACGCAATAGAGGTTACACGATGAAAAGTAGTGTTGTCAAATCAAGGGAATTTTTTCTTTCAAGGTCAAAGCTGAAGAAGCATCCTGATCTTAAAAAGATTCATGTTAAAAAAATAGATGAAGAAATTTTAACCGATGAAGCAAAGAGGCCTACAAAAAATGGCAACGCTTATAAACATACCAAGACTGGTTATAGAAAAGATATAGAATTAAATGTAAGATCAAATTGGGAAGCAAATTTTGTTCGCATACTAAAGGCTTATAAAATTAAATTTGAATTTGAACCAACTGTTTTTTCCTTTCCTATAAAAAGAGGAGTAAAAGGTTATACCCCAGATTTTTATCTCACCAATACTGATGAATGGGTTGAGATGAAAGGCTATCTAGATAATAAAAGTAAAACTAAAATAAAAAGGTTTAAGAGATATTATCCAAAAGAATTTGAAAAGTTTACATGCATCATAAGTAAGTACGCAAAAGATGCAGTTGAATTTTTAAATCAGTTAGAGGTACCTAACATAATTTTTTATGAAGACATTAGGTCAGAATACGCCAATGATATAACTTATTGGGAAGGAAAATAAATGGCTGCTTACAAAGAGCAATATTATAATTTAGAAGAAAACGAAATGCAAGATCTCATAGCTAAAGCTAAGGCTGGAGATACTAAAGCAAAGCGAGAACTGTTACAAGTTTTTAATAATTTTTTGAGCAAGTATGTTGCATTAATATATCACGGTAGATATAATCTTGGTGACTATGATATACGAAGGTTTATTAGTCTTTTCGTAAAAAATCCATATGTAAGAATTGCTCTTATGAAAAATAAGTTAAGCAAGAAAGACTACAAAGAAATATCTGATGTCATGGGACGGAATAGTCTATATGGCAAAAAGATATGGAATAGAAGAAGACATTAGACAAACAATAGATCTTACATTTTTTCAATGTATTAATAGATATGAAAAGAAAGATTCGGCAAAAGGGCCTATACCATTTAGCCGGATTCTTATATAGCTATTTCTTTTATTTGTTGAAGAAAAATGTAGATACTTTTTTAATAGATCAATTAGGAAGAAAAACCTTTGCATTAATGGATGACGAAGCCGAAAATGATCCAGATAGTGATACTCATCACACAGGTTTTAAAGCAGAGCCTCAAGAGTATTCTCTCGAATCATTATTGTGTGCAGAAGATCTTGATGAATCTTGGGTGATGGGAGAAAAAAATTTTCCTCCATTCGATAAGTTGACAATACAGGAGAGACAGCTGATAAAATGGAGATACATAGATGGAAAAAGATCTAGTGAAATATCCCAAAAAATAAACGAACACCCAAACACAGTAAGAGAGCATCTAGCTAAGATCAAAAAAAGGCTTGAAGAAATCATAAGAGAATCCGACATGCCAGAATTAGTTAGAGATCTAAATTTAAATAAAAAGGATAAATAAGTGAACAATCAAAACCTAGAAAAGTTGCAACAACTACTTAGTGATTTTTTAGGACCACAAATTCAAGAGGTAATTACTTCCTATGCAGAAGCATCAGGCAATGGGAAGTACTTCATAGAAATACCAGACGAAGATACTATAGATTTAGGTCTTGACAATCTAGCTTCACTAGTTGCTAAGAGCTCAAATGTTTATGGTAGAGCTGCAAGATTTGCTGGTATGGCTAGAGCAAACTATAAAATCATGGAAGGTAAATATAAAAAGAAATATAAATCTTCCAGAGTTGGAAAGAACGAAGCAGAAAGAGAAGCAGCCGCAATGGAAGCTGCAGAAGATGAATACTCAGCCTTGATAACCTGTGAAGCTATTTTAAGCCTAGCAGAATCAATGGAAGGTGCAGCTAGAATAGCTTCGGAATCGTCTAGAAAACTAATGGATAAAGTTCAATCTATGCAGATAGCTTCTTCCAGAGAAAATAAAGGTCATTACTTGGATAGTGATTTTACTACATACTAAGGAGGTATTTGTGTACATAGGTTACTATAGAGCTGTAAACAAAGCTAAAGAATTTTATTCAGAAAAAAGAAAAACTTTAAATTTTCCTACACAAGTCGAATACATGGGAGAAAGATACCTATTGGTAACAACGCACTTTGCCTCAAGTAAAAAACAGGAAGACAATATTAGGGAACGAGCTGTTGAGCTTGGGATTCCTTATGATATTGAACTAGACTAATGAGCATTGAAGTCTTTTGCGATGGGGCCTCTAGAGGGCAGGGTCAAAAGAAAACCGGTGAAGCAGCTTGCTCTGTTGTTGTTTATAAAAATAGAAAAAAAATAGCACAATTTTCTAGAGGGTTAGGTCCTAGAAGCAATAACGAAGCAGAGTATGAAGCAGTTATAGCTGGGCTATTAATTTGTGCAATGGCTGATTTAATAGATCCAATCATTTATACTGACTCTGCTGTTGTTGCAAATCAAATAAATGGTAAGTGGGAATGTAAAAATAAATCATTGATACCACTTCTAATGACTATAGAAGACATTAGGTCAGATTATAATTTTAGAGTTGTGCAAGTACCAAGGGCTTTTGTCTGGGAGCCAGATGCTCTAGCAAATAGTTTCTTAGATGATTTGGAGATCCGTAGACAAAACATGATATAATTGGTCTATGAAAAATTTTATACAAGGCCAACCAATAATCATAGGTTTAGCAGGTAAAGCTGGAAGCGGTAAAACATCTGTAGCTGAATCAATTGTTCCCAAGGGTTCATTTGATACAAATAAATATGGAATGAAATGGGATCACCTTTTCTACGCCCTTCCTTTGTACGAGATGGCTTCAATTAAAAAGAATACATTGGGCCACAACGCAGAGCTAAGAAAGCTTTATGCTCTTCATGATGTACTCTATGAAATATATGGAAGATCAACATTAGCAAATATCCCACACTATTATTCATTCGTAGAAAAAGTAAAAGAAATCTACGAACTCAACATAGAGCCAGAGGGAATAAAGCCTAGAACATTTTTGCAAAAGGCTGGAGATATTTGTAGAGAACATGATCCAAATTGTTTTGCTAACTGGGCAATAATTAAATCTAATTTATTATACAGACAATATATAAAAGATTTAATTAAGTCAGACTCAGAAGATGACGCAGCACCTATGTGCATTTTGATCTCTGATGTTAGATATGTCAATGAAGCAAAGAGTATCCTTAAGCAGCCAAATGGAATTGTCATAACTTTTGATGCACAGCAAGATGTTTTAAACGAAAGAATAATGAAGAGAGATGGAAAGCTTATGAATGCTGAGCAATTGAGCCACAGTTCTGAGCAACAGATAGATGAGATAAAACAAATCTCTTCTGCTATAATCAATACAGATAATATGACCTTAGAAGAACAAGTAGAGGCTACATTAAATAGCCTTGGAATAGGAACAAAAACAAATGCCTAAGATTAATAAAACAGCACAAGAATCATCATCTTTTGATTCACCAATAGATAATATAGTTAGCTCTATTCCAGGAGAACTTTCTCTTACTACATCTCCTGTATTTATTTGTGGTGTTAATAGAAAAGTAAATATTGGCAACTTTGAAAATATAGATGTCTACGCTGCGATAACCATTCCTTTGGCTGGGGTGTCCTTTGAGGACAAAGAGCAGTTAAGAGCCTCCATAGAGGAAGCAGCAGCTTATGGTTTTTCTGTAGTCTCCAAGGAGACCGGAGATAGATATTCTTTAATTAAAGAATCTCAACAGGGTAAATAGATAAAGAATCTTTTTGCCAGTTACTATAACATATAGTATAATGTTACTATTAATTATCCAAACAAATAAAAATAGAGGTTGATATGTTTAAAAAGATAGCAAGTAAGATCAAGGCAGTTTTGTTCAAGGCTCAGAAGATCGATCCAAATAGCGCAATTGCTAAGGCTCAAGCTAAGGTCATCGACCAGCTTGCAGATCAAGCTGAAGTTGTTGCCGATGCAGCAAAAGAAGCAGCTGAAAACATTGTTGCCGATGCAAAGAAAGAAGTAAAAAAGGCAGCAGCAAAAGCAAAGAAGCCAGCAGAAAAGAAGCCAGCTTCTTCTTCTCCAGCTAAGAAGGGTCGCCCTAAAAAGGCAGCCAAATAATACTTGTGTCTTTAGCTAAGTTTAGGTCGATCTCCAAGGGCAATGCAGCCCCTAGCAAAGTTCTTGGAGAACCACCTCCACCGAAACCAAAGGAAAAAGAAGATGGCAATAAAAAGGTTTAGTTATATCAGTGGTCCAAGGATGGGCCAAAATAATTTTATGTATGGTATTGAGCTCAAGAATGCTCCCAAGCCGGTTAAAGCACCGCGTGTTAATAGCTCTAAGCAAAAGAGGAAGAAAAAATAATGGCTAAATCACCTGCATGGCAACGTAAAGAAGGTAAGAATCCTGCTGGCGGTTTAAACGCCAAAGGTCGTGCATCATACAAAGCTCAGACGGGTGGCACACTAAAGCCACCAGTGTCGTCTAAGCAGGCAAAAAAGTCACCAAAAGCAGCAGCTCGACGTAAGTCTTTTTGCGCACGTATGGGCGGCATGCCTGGTCCGATGAAAGATTCTAAAGGTCGTCCTACTCGCAAGGCTTTGTCTCTGCGTAAGTGGGATTGTTAATAACAATTAAATTAATCTAAAAAAATAGGAGAATAAAATGGCAATGAAAAAGCAACCAAAAAAAATGACAAAGACTCCAGCTCCAAAAGCTGGCTTAACATCAGCTCAGAAAAAGCTTCCACCGTTTATTCAGGCAGCTATAGCTAAAAAGAAAAAGAAATAATTAATATTATACAATAGGAGAATATTATGGCTATGAAAAAAAAGAGTGGTAAAGCTGATCAAGCAGCTATTGCTTCCAAGAAACAAAAAGTTACCGGCATGATGCAAAAGGGTATGACTACTCTAATGTTTGATGGAAAAAAGAATCGTCCTAAAAAAAGCTCAAAATAGAAAAATGAAATAAATCAAGGATTATTGTTACTATGTCTAAGTACGTACAAAACGTTAAACCTGTTGAAGAACAGGAAACAACTAAAAGGAAAGCAGCGGGTAAAAAAGCTGCCTCCAAAAAAGCTAGCAAAAATAAGGAGAAATAAATCATGGCTATGAAGAAATCAAAAGGCAAAGGTGTTAGTGCCCCAGAGCCAACCGCAACAAGTGGTCAAATGAAAATGGCACAGCGTCCAGTAAAGAATCCTGCAACTTTAAAGAATGTTGCAACTGGTGGCAAGGGTACAACTGCACCAAAGCCAGCAGCTTCATCTGGTCAGATGAAGATGGCACAGCGTCCTATTAAGGTGTTGGGCAAGATGGGCTCCGGTAAGGGCAAGAAGTAATTATTACTTTAGAATAGCAGGTCCGTCCATGGCTAAGAAAAAAGAAACCGCTTATCAGAAAAAAATTAAATCCGTAATGGGTGAATTTGGTAAGGGATCTTTACATTCTGGCAAGGGCGGACCTGTTGTTAATTCAAGGAAGCAAGCTATAGCCATAGCTATATCATCGGCTAAAAGAATTAAAAAGAAAAAATAACAGGAGATTAATATGAGCAAAGTAGCTTGGGATTATATTGTCCCAGTAGTTTTACCAAAAGATCTTAAAGGTATTGAACCTGGAAAACTCCCAGCAGATCTCCTGAGACCAATTGAAGCTGGCGGAAAGATGCACTGGCTTGCAGCCGCAGCCTACAATGCTATGGACGAAGCCGCTAAGGCTGAAGGTGTTGAACTTAAACCAACAAGTGCAGGCGATACATATCGTTCATATGATTCTCAAAAAGCAGGATTTTTACAAAGATATCAGACTGAAGCAATTCCTGGTTCAAGCACCAAAACATTTGAAGGAAAGACTTGGTATCTGAAGAAGGGTATGGCAATGCTTGCCACCCCTGGTAAGTCACAGCACAATCTTGGATTGGCCGTAGACATTGCTAACGCCGCAGAACCAAAGCGTCTTAACTGGCTTATTGCTAACGTTAAGAAGTTTGGATTTTCGTGGGAAGTTGTTCCAAGTGAGCCATGGCATTTGCGTTATGTCAATGGGGATAATCCTCCTGCAGCAGTTGCTGAGTGGATGGCAAAAAATAACTGGACAAAGCCAGCAGGATCTGTAACTCCAGCTGCAGGTGGCGGTAATGAAATAACTAAGCTGCAAGAAGCACTTAAGGCTAAAGGTTTTTATAAGGGAGAAATTAACGGCCAGAAAGATTCAGCAACAGATGAAGCAATTAAAGCTTTTAAAGTTGCCAATAAATTACCAGCCGATTCGGTTCCTGGCCCAAAGGTCAAAGAACTGCTTGGACTTGCATGAGATGGAACAAATTACTGTTGCTCTCATTGGTGTTGTCGGTGCTGTTCTTGTTGCTCTTTTAGAAAAAACTAGAAGAGAAAATAAAGAAGATCACGGATATGTTCGCGATCATCTTGACAGAATTGAACATAAGATAGATACTCACGTGAGAGATCACGTTGTTGGTAGACTTACTGAAATCAAAAAGAAAAAGGAGATAAGAAGTGGCAGCAAAAAAGTCTGATAAGAAATGGATCCAAGGTGCTATTAAAAGACCTGGAGCATTTACTGCCAAGGCTAAGAAGGCTGGCAAATCTGTAGCAGGTATGGCTGCAGCTGTTTCCAAGAACCCAAGTAAGTATAGTCCTTTGACTGTTAAGCAAGCAAATCTTGCTAAGACACTTAGAAAAATAAGTAAGAAGAAATAATATGACATCGTGCTCATGCCACTGCCACAATAATAATTTTTGCAATTGTGTTGAGTCAACTAAGATGTCTAAGAAAGACAAGTTAACTCATGCAATTTATTTTGCATTGCATTTAATACAAATGATTTTAATTATAGGATTGGTAAAATAATGGCAAAGCAAAACAAGCCGACAAAACCAGGACTCTGGTCTTCAGCAAAGTCACAAGCTAAATCAAAGTTTGATGTCTATCCATCAGCTTATGCAAATGCATGGGCTGCAAAAAAATATAAGTCAATGGGTGGTGGGTGGAAA